TGGCCTCGTTTAAAAACAAATAGTCTCGCTTTCCAGACTTAGCATCCTGCGAATTGTCATAAGACTTGAACTCAATCATTGAGCCATTAACAAATTTGTATATTCTGTCGGATTTATTATAGTCGCTAATCTGAGCGTCAACAATTGGATTGTCTGAAATGATGTTTTGAAAGTCTCTGAGCGCTCCCGCTTTAAGATTCGGGATGTCTTGACCAACGATTGTGATTAGTGAGTTTGGGTCTGTCAATGCAAAATAGGCAAGCGCCTGCAAAATAGAATACGTTTTGCCAGACCATGTTCCGCCTTGATTGATTATGATTTTAGTCTCGGCCGTTATATTAGCTTCAAATAACTCAGTTGTCTCAAACATCGTTTTCTGTTGACCTTATCGGAAACTCGGTTTTAACAATCTTTATTTCTAATGTGTTGTCCATGCCCCCAGTTATTTGTTGCTCGACCTTTTCGACATATCCTCTGGCTTTGCCAATGGTTTTCAAATACAATTCGATTGCTCGCATCTTTACGTTGTCATTATCTGACTTCATAAGACTAAACAAACCATCTTCGGCCACATCAATGTTTTGCTCTCGGATGTCAATTAGTTCCTCTGGGAATTTCAATGCTCTCTCTCTGACCGCTTGCCTCGTGTAATCTATTTTGAATTGCTTTTCAATAGCTTTTGCAGTTCGTGAAAATAGTCCTGCGTTCTCTCTCAGTATTGCTAAAAACTCTTTGTCGCTTATTTTTATGTTCATGACAAGTATTGTAAAAATTGAATGCTATAATTTACTTAAATTCAGCCGTTTACCTTAGTGATTTGATTTCGAACTTTATAAACTCGCTACCTTTGGCAACTATTGTTATCACTATTTTATAGACTTCTGCGTCATCAAAATTATACTTTTTTTGCAATATATCCAAAAATGGTTTCATGGGATTGTCTATGTCCGATGCTTTGTTGCTGAATCCAAATTCAAAGTCAATTTGATATGGCGGCTCTGGCAGTTGCATTGGCTTTAGAGTTAAAAGCATTTGTTTCTCATAAACTTTGTACTCTGGAGACTTAAATCGTTTTCCTTGCCATGCTTTGTTTACGCTTAAAGGTTTGATGTATGCAATTCCGTTAACCATTCTTTTGTGAGTTTATTGTCATGTGCTTTGTTGTGGCATTCCCTACATAGTGCAATTAAGTTTTCAATTGCATCTTGTTGGTCTTTGGTCTTTTTGCCAAACTTAGACCTGAAAACAATGTGATGTATGTCAACTGCTTTAGCTTTGCATACTTCGCAGGCAATAAACGAATGCTCGTCTAAGCCGTAGTAATTAAAATAAACTTTGATGTGCTTTTGCATAATTTTTTAGTAACGTTTCATGCACTTTCTGTCACAATTATAGCAATATTCGTGACAAATAACTGGTCATTAAAATCACAAAAACACATATAATTATCCCTTTTAAGGCTTATTTTTTCCACTATAAAGCTAAAATTAGATATTATTTTCCAAATGTTTCGTTGTAGTATTTTTCTGCTGTTTCGTATGGCTTATCTCTAAAATGCCACGATTTATTATAGCAATTGATGATTTGTTGCTTCTCCATTTCTTTGGCTTGTTTAACATATTCTATTAAATTAACACTACTTTTATAAGCATTAAAAAATTGATTAATTGGCTTATCAACTAAATCTCCTTCTTCATTAAAATATGTATCATATTCAACTAATATTTGGTCAATTAACCATTCTACTGCTGTTTGTTTTTCCATTTTGTCCACTTATAAGAATTTAACTTTATTGCTATGCACAAATACTACCCCGTCTGACTTTTCAAACCATATTGGATATTTACCACTTCTGTGTCGTATTACGGATGTTGTGAATCCTATTTTACCATTTACTGATACTTTTCTCATTTTGTTTATTTTTTAAATGTTTTATTTTTTTCTTTCTGGAGTTATTAATTCTAAATAGTGTGCCGCATCTTCTTTACACATTAAATAATGGTTAGTATTAAAAAATGATATTTTTTCAAATTTATACTCTAAATCATTTCCACATACATAGCAGACCAAATTTTCTCTACATTTCTGCTTAAATAATTTATCATCTTTTTTACTTTCAATAATTTGTATTATTTCTTCTTTTGTTTTCATTTTGTTTGTTGTTTAAGTTTATAATTTGTTTAATTTATCTTTTAATTCTTTTAACTCTTTTTCTTTCTCCTCTATCTGTTGCTTTAAGGCATCTTTTTCAGGATTGCGTGGGGTAAGATTTCCATAACAACGATAATAATTTAAGCAAGGTGTTAAACTTGATTTACTATAAGTAATTGGTTCACTTCTATATAAAATCACAATATAATATCCACCCCAATCAATAATATCTTTAATCTCGTTACGCGTTGTTGTCCTGTCCTCAAACTTATGCGTTACATTCTTCACATAAATATATTCTAATTCTTTCATTTTGTTTGTTGTTTAAAAGTTTATTTTCCAAATGTTTCGTTGTAGTATTGTTGAAAATTATCTGTTTTACCAAATAAACCATCATCCCAAGCATCTTTCATCCGCTCCTTCTCTATTTCTTTGGCTTGTCTTACAACCTCTGCTGCAATTGTTAAATTTTCCCTACTTATTAATTTATCTATATCTAATTCTGTTAATAAAAACTCTACTGCCGTTTGTTTTTCCATTTTGTTAAATGTTTGTTGCCCTTTTAAAAATTCTCGCAAACCATCAACAACTTCTTTGTCATTTTCTACAAGTTTGCCATTTACAAAAATGTCTCCGTTTTCACAAAGTTTTAAAAGCTCTTTTGTCCCATTATTTTTTAAAAAAACAACATTTTGTTCTGATATTAATAATGGACTTGTCATTAGACTTGTTTTACTTTTAGTGTTAAATGTTTTCATTTCCCTTTTGTTTGTCGTTTAAGTTATATAATTTTTTAAATAGTTTTTTGGCCAATTGAATAATTCTCTATTTGCTCCCTTGCAAATATTTTAAATTCATTCCCTTTGCCATCCTTAAAAATAATATTAGAATGTTTTTTATTGCTAATATGAATAATTAATTTTTTTGTGCCTTTTTCTGGTGTTGCCAACAAAACTGGCTCATCTTCATTAAACTGGAATGCCCATTCAACGTTCTTAAATTCTAAATTGTCTATCGTTACTTGTTTTTTAGGTTTAAATAGATTCAATATTTCTTTTATCATAGTTTTTCTATTTCTTGTTTTACTTTAATCCAATAAATTACAACTGACTCAAATAGTTTTTCCTCTGCAAGTTCTTTAGCCACTTGCTCTATTTGCTTAACCGATTCTAATGCAAGTTGTTTAGCTAAATTTAAATCAATCTGTTTAGCATATCCAACCAAATCGCCAACCAATTCAATTGCCTTTTGTTCTGGTGTTTTAATTTCACTGGCCTTTTCTTTTATTTTAAAATATGCGTGTTCCCAAGTTGTGCTTGTGCCTGCCCAATACGCTTTTTTTATAAAATCTAATTCCATTTCTTTAGCAACTTCAAGTATCATTTCAACTTTTGATTCATTTCCTTTTGGAATATAATCTTTTAATGCGGTTACTGCAAAGGTAACTGCAGTGTGTTTTGTTTCTTGTTCTGTTGTCATAGTTTTATATTTAGTTTTAGTTTAAAGATTAAATGCTCCCAGTCTGTTAATTGTTGGATTATATTTTTGGTTTTGGCCTCTAAGTTCTTTGGCCTTATTTTCATACCATTTAGCTTTGGCCAAATCCCCTTCGACTGGTTGGTCTGGTTTGTCGCCAAGTCTCATTCTGTATTTAAAGGCGTTCATTTCGCAAAAGGCAATGTATTTCTCGACGCCCCAGATGTCAAGCATCATTTCAAATACTTGCTTGTCGCCTTTTTTGTAATAGTCTGGATTGATGTCGCTCATGGTTTAATTAATTTTACTTTGTTAAACATATCCTTTTTGACAACGTATCCCAGTGCTTCGTATAATTTTAAATATCGATATGCCGTTCTGGTTGTTACTTCTAAATACCTTGCTATTGTGTGAATGTTTCTTGACTTATCCTGCAAGTATTCCAAAAGCCTTATGCACCTATACATTTTGTGTTGATTCATACTTTAAATAGTTTGTTGTAACTAAACTCAAATGTAATTCCCCAGACAATGCAAAAGATGCAAGCGTCCAGAATGCCGTACATTGGAACGTACATCACAACGGCTAAAGATATAAAGCCAAGCATTAATCCTTTAGCCAAATGCCATCCATCTGTCAAAGCCGATAGCATAGTGCTCGACAAAAAGAAACTTTCGCCGTTGCGAATGTCTCCATTTTTCCATTTGTTGCGCCAACTGATTCGCCAATCCCAGAATTGTTGGTTTTTAAAGTTTCTAAATATGGAAACATCGTATCTGGTTGAC